CAACGCTAACCAAACTTTCTTTCGATAACATACAATTTTGAACAGAATGAATTTCACAGACATTGTTTCTTCGCTAGTTCAGGATCCCTATGTCCTGAGTGATCAGATGCTTGTCACCCTTTACGATATAATGGGCAACTACAACAAAGGTTCTTACAATGGCTCTAAGCCAGTAGAACTTCCTTGGGTTCCCCACAGTCCTGCGGGGCTGGTGGCTTTTGCCACTGCAAATCGCCAATTGGCAGCAGCCATTGGGGGCTTGGCAACAGCACCAGCGCTCAAGTGGGTATGGGATTACCTGCGTACTAGGGGCCGAGTTGTTACCGTGATCCCGAAACCTAAACTCAGTGTTGATGGGCCCCTTCGATATGATAAGAACGGGGCTTACATTGAGGTCACGTATTGTGGCAAAGTTCTTGAGGTTCGAGTGGAAACACCTGATGTTGGAGTGTTGAAAGATACATCCATAACACAGCCCGAAATGGCTGTTCAGGGTTCTACATTTACAAAGAGCGAGTGGCCCAATGGCATTGTCGAAATTCACTGTGGTGAAGAACACATCGGCATGGGTTCCCGTATTGAGTACCAAAATGGCACAGTTTTAGCAACTGTGTTTCACGTGTGGGAAAGTATGAATGCCAATCTTGAAGCAGATGGCGCACCAGTTACTATACAACATGGTGGTAAAGCCATCCAATTACATTCCACCGACTTAGAAGTTGTCTTGTCTAGCCCTGAATGGAGCAATGACATGGCGCTTATAAGGGTCAAGAATGAGGCGTTGTGGACCAGATTAGGTGTTACAAAGTTCAACACTGCAACAGCTATTATCAATGCACCTGTTTGCCTTTATGGGTATAATAAGGATAGCGAGAAAGTGATGTCAGTGGGAACTTTGACCCGTGGTTCGCGACCTTGGTCGTGTTTTCATAGTGCTTCTTCCTTGCCAACCTGGTCAGGAACGCCGCTCATAAGTAGGGGACAGGTGGTTGGTTTCCATATTGGATCTTACCCCGCTCGAAAGACCAACCATGGATCTTTGATCTTCTGGTTGAGTGCTATTACTATCCAGGAAAGACAGGGAAAACGCAATAAGAAACGTATTGTGGGAGACACTCGTACTACCCCAAAAGGGGGAAAAGAGGCCATGTACGATGATTTTGAAGACCGCAAGAAAGCTGAACAAGACTCAGCTCTGAATGAATGGCTTAGTGCCAGAAAAGAAGAGTTTGATGCGCGTGGGCATGATTGGGCCCGTGAAGGGCCTGCTTCTAAAGTCTTTGTGTACACTGAAGGTCAAACCAACCATATAATGGTTGGCACCTCCGGTGGGACCTATCGATTCGATGATATTAGAGACATTGAGGGCCCAGACGCCTGGGCTAACCCTGATGAATCATGGCAGCCGGAAGATGATCAACGATTCCTCAACTGGTGGACCAATCGCGAATCAGGTCAGACGATGAAGACACCAC